ACAGTATTATATCCAGTTTCTGATACTATGCTCTTAGCAAAATATGAAATAGTAAAATCGAAGGTCATCGAATTACCACCATATAGCAAGTCATAACATATAGCATCAACCGCGTATCCTACATTCTGTTGGAAAGTTACAGCAGAATAGTTAGGAATATTTTTAACAACATAGTTAGCATTTAACCATGCTGTGATTTCTTGTTGCAAGAATACACGGTTAGCCTGTATAATTGCTACAGCATTTTGTTGTCCAGTAGTACTGTTAGGCCCTGCAGGATATGTAATCGTAGGAGCAGCACTAGCTACAGCTTGTTGTAATATTGTGTTTATAATACTGATTGAATTAGCGATTGCTGTTTTTGCCGGAGCATAACTAGTTTGTGCCTGCGCTTGCGTACTAGCATAACTAAATGCCGCAGTAGTAGTTGTTACTTGTTTAGCTAGTACAGTATAAGCATCTTGACGTAGATAAGCTAGACCTGCTTTAACTGATTGATAGTTACTGCCTAATACTACATCATACCCGACAGCATCTAGCACTAACCCAGTATCGCGTGAACAAGTTGTATTATTATATGCACCTTTGGCGTTGTAAGGAGTAGCAGTATCAAGTACTAGAACTGTAGTTGCACTAGTAGCATCAAACGATAAGATGTCGTCAACTTGGTAACGGAAACCTGATACATAGAACGCACATGGCGGTTGTGGAGGACGAATATCTAGTCCACTAGATACACCAAACACCAAAGTTCCACTTGGGGTAGTAGTACCATTTGCACTGGTAGTCACAGTATACGTAATATTATCTGTAGTTGTTACAGTAGCAACAGTTTGTCCTGTGCCATAACCAGTACCGCTGATCAAGGATCCAACTTGTATAGTGCCTGCAACATTAGTTACTAATAATGTATTGCTACCTGTACCACCGCCACTGACAAATGTACCGGTTGCCGATGTTGCACCTTTAATGCTTACATATAGTCCGCTACCACTAGTTGTACTAACAGGTATACTAAATCCGCTACCAGTACCACCAATGCTTGAATTAGCACAGCTGATAGTATCACCTATGACATATCCAGTTCCAGCACCAATTGGTGCAACAGAAATGTTAACCACTTTGCCAGCAGTAACAGTAATAGTTGCAGTTGCTCCAGATCCAGTACCGCCAGTTAATGCAACATTGGTATATGTTTGAGTTCCGGTTAATGGAGTGTATCCTGATCCGGTTACAAGACTACTTGTGTTAAATCCGGTAATAGCATTATAGCTAATAGCTGTAATAGTACCGCGTAATCGTCCTGTAAATCCGTCAACAAATTGTCCACCGGCGAATGTTTTTGCATTAATCGATCTAGAGAAACTAGATGCTACCTGACCGTACGGTGACTTGGTTTTGATCTGTCCTTCTGGATCAAGCACCATGGCAAATCCACCATGGCCTTGGAATGTCACATTACTAATACGTGTTTGGTCATTACACAAGAATGCATCTAGTAATTTATTATTTTTAGGAGTACTAGTAATATCCAATGGGTTAGTCAAATAGTGACGTCCATAATTAATTGTATTGTACATACCCCAGTTGCCTGAAGCAAATGTACCTGCTGTATCAAACGGATAGATAGTTTGGCAGTTAGCGATGTTGTTGCTCACGCTGGTAATAACAGCCTGCCCTACACCAACAGTAATAATCTTTCCAATATATGATGGTGGTACAAATACCGACGAAGGGAAGGTAACTGTAATATTACCACTTGTTCCACTAACAATAGCACTGGCGCTGGTAAATGGCAGTAACGAAGCATAGTTTATAGTTTGATCTAGGAAACCAATTAGATTAGCATCAATGACAGCATCACGATAGAAGAATACCTTGCGCCACGGCGATTGCGAAATACGATCGAGCGGACGAATAATCGTTCTACGGAATTCATCTCCCTTCATTGAAACGTTAGCTGGCAAGCGAATTGGGTAGTCTTCGTAATAGATACCACTTTCGACAAACACTGTGATGTTAGCAGCTTTAACTGTCTCGCCAAAATCTATTTGTTCATGACCGGCGTCATCGAACAGTACGGGTTGTGTTAGACGAACTTGGATAACATCTAGACCTGAACTTATATTAGGAGTATATGTGACAATTACACCAGTTGCTCCTGAGTTTGCACCTACTAATGCTTTTGCGGGAATAATATGGTTTGAACCTGCTTTACCCTGATCAACTGCATTATTACCGCCGTTGGTAATATACACATTCCATACACCAGTACCAAAACTAGGTGTTGGTGCTGAACCTAGACCGTTAGTGATAATACTAATCAGGGTGTTCATGTTATTAGATACATCAGTAACTGCTTGACTAGCCGCAGTCAATCCGCCATTAGTATACTGTGTATATGCTTGCTGATAGCGACTAGCAGTAGTTTGATTTAAACACTGTATAGCTAGAGTCTTTGCGTAGTTAATAGCATCTACAGTCTGTGTGTACTGTGCACCAATTGCTAATAATGCACTAGCACTTCTATAGTAACTCTTACCGGCTTGGATACTCTGATATGTTCCACCAGTGATAATATCAATAGCCATTGATTCGATAATTAAACCAACATCCCTCAAGCATGTCGCTTGATTATAACTGAATCCACCTGCATAGGTACTGTTGAGATATAGGATTGTAGTTTGAGCTATGTTAGTTTCGTTAGGTACAATAACATTTCTGCTGCTCTGTAGCACCGATGAAAAGCCTGATAGTGTTGGGTAGACAATGGTCGGACTTGCACCACCGCCTAGTATAGTTGATATAGTTGCAAAGTCGGTGGTTATCGCTGCTGCGGCTGCACTTGCACCAGTCAATCCTGAATCGGTGTATTGTGTATTAGATGAACTGACAGTACTCAGATAGTTTGGACTAATAGGTACACTTGTTGAGATGATTGATGATATATTAGTTTGTATTCTGCTAGTGATAGCAGCTCTAGTTTCTGCACCTACTCCGTTGGCATATAATAATTGACCAGCAAGTATCGCACCACTGTTACCGCCATAGACTACATCATAAATTACACCTTCAATGATATATTGTAGTTGTCTACGGTATGCAACGGTATCTGTGATAGTGGCATAATAAACAGCATAGGTAGTTTTAACATAGCCCAACGCATCATCGATTAAGAATGGAATGTTGTTAAGGATCAAGGTAGCTGCATTTTGATACCCTGTGCTTGCCCCACCTAGTATATAAGTTGGCGTAACTCGTGCAGTAATACTATTAGTTAGTAATGAAGTAGCTACAGCAAACAAACTAGATATAGTTGATAGTGCTCCGGTATCTATAATCACCGGGAAGTTAGCATTTTGATAACTTACTGCATCAGAAGCATAGGTTGTTGCATTGCCTAAAATATAACTTCTAATAGATAGATTAGTTGAAGTCGCACCAGTAGTTGATGGAACTACTAGTGTATCAGATTCACCATTTATGTAATCTTGAACAGTTTCAATATTGTTTGCAATGCTGGTACCCATTGTTCCACCGTTCAACAATGTAGTATTTTGATATTGAATAATACTTTGCTGATACTGTGTAATTAGAGATGTGTTAGTAATAATTGCCTGTGCTAGTGTATTCACATAGTCATACGCATCAAGTGTTGCTTGTCTTTCTGAAGCGGCAATGACTAATGTACCGTTGTAGTAAGTTCTTGCGGCATTGATAGTAGCACTATTGCCACCATACATTAGGTCATATACTAACGCCCAAACAATATATTCAACATCTCGTTTGCATTTTGCTTGGCTATAAGCCAGGCCTGGATAGTTAGCACTCAAGAACGAAACTACTTCTGCTTGAATAAATGATATGTTGTTTAATAATAAGTCTCTGGCACTAGTCTGGCCAGTTGTAGTGGTTCCAGTAAGAGCTGGAAAACTAGGAGTAACAAGATTACCAGTTAGTAACATAGCTTCTAAAGCAGCAATATTACTGATGATACTAGCATTGTTATTAGCTACCGAGGTTGTTGTAAATGTAGCGTTACCGGTAACTGCACCAACTACTGGATTATTTAAGATAACTGTATTACCTACAATACTTGACACTGTACTGCTTGGTGCAATGTTAGTACCTTGAACATTTTGTCCAACTGCTATTCCGGTGATGTTAACAACCGAGATAGCGTTGCTACCAAACGTAACATTAACTTGGTCAATATCGTCAGTGATGGGTAGACTTAGGTAAATGGTGCTAGCAACAATGCTATTTACAACGGCTCCGCTAGCTATGTTTGGACCAACAACGAGCATACCTACTACAATACCAGTCGGTGATGATACAGTTAGAGTACTGCCACCATTTGATCCGGAAGATTTTGTGATTACACTAGCCGGTGACATTCCAGTAAGATTAGCAATACCTAGTATTTCATTTCCAAGATTAGCTGTGATGGCAACAATTTCTTTCGCTGATAAATTTGTATTAGCAGACGAAAATGCCAGTGCTGACTGTATTGTTTGATAGTTGCTATTAAAGATCAAATCGTAGCATAGGCTATTTACAACAGTATTAATATAAGTTGTTAGAGAAGCACTTACGTAACTATAACTTAAGATCTGTGTGGCAACATTTTTAATAGCATCAATGGTCTGTGCTAGACTAGTTGTTCCTGTACCTGCTAAGATTGTAGTAGCTACTCTGGTAGTATTATGAGTTGAACCTACAACTAGGTCATAACAAACAGCATCGATCAAATTGATCAAATTAGTTTGCATTGTTGCCTGATTGTAAGTAAAGGTGTTTACATATTTGTTATTGATATAACTAACAACTTCGTTTTGAATAAATGTTTTATTTCTTTCTAACAAGGTTCTAGCATCTGGATATCCAGGCACTGCACTATTACCGCCAGTCAATGCTACATTATTAATGGTAGAGAAATATTCAGTTGGACTACCGCTAAGTGTGTAACTAATTCTTTGACGATAAGGTCCTGGCTCGATCTGTGCAATACTTTGTAGGGATTCAGCAGCCAACATCGCTGCCCCGATAGTTTTATAAGAATATTGCCAAGCACGACCAGCTTTTCCTGGAGGAGCTTTTTGTTGTAGATCATCACCACTAGCATTTGATACAAACAAATTTACGTTAGATGCAAATGTAGCTTGGTCAACATAGTATTTTGTAGCGGCAGTTTTACTAGTGGAATCCTGTGGGCCAGTACCGGTGATAGGGGATGGATGATCATTAAGTACTAATGCACCTGTCATTGTATCGCCTTCGCGCAATACCACCCCTCGACGTTGTACAGCTTCTGTTGCTAGATAATTTCCGCTTAGAGTTGGATCATAATCTGGATCGCTAACTGGTGGAACAGTTGGTTCAGAGCGCACACGAACTGGACCCGTTACTACTGATACTGAGGTTCCACCGCCTGTAGTTGTTGTTGTTAATGGTAAGTAGTGTGCATCAGCATACCCCTTATTAATGACCAGATCACTAATTGTAATACTAGTACCGTAGAGAGTATTAAAGGTATTGACTAGACTCTGAGAAGGACTAGCAACGTTACCTATGGTAAATCCATTGGCATTTAATGGCGCAATTAATGTAGGACTAGCATCGTTACGTAGTCCGGATGCTGTAGTACTAAGAGAAACCTGTGCATTGTTTGTAGTATCAATAATAATACCGGCACCAGCTACTAGGTTACGAGCGGTTAATGCACTGCCCGTAGTATTAGACATGATAAGTTGGTTATTGCCATATGTAGCCGGAGCATCAGCTAGATTAGTAAATCCAATCTTACCACCAGCGCCAAAGGCAGCATACAGTTCAGTAAAGTTAGTATTAACTTTGCGGAACGACTCACGAATACTGTCGCCAGTACCGTCATTACCCTGTATACCGATATCAATTGATAATTGTGACATTTATATTAAACTCCGAAACTTGAACCGCAGCCGCAGGTTGTAGTTGCGGTAGGATTTTTTATTGAAAATTGGCTGCCATGTAGATCTTCTTTATAATCTACTTCTGCACCTTGCACATATTGTGCGCTCATTGCATCTACTAAAACATGAATTCCGTCTTTTTCGATATCGAAGTCATCCTCGTTGGCAACTTCGTCTAAAGTAAAACCATAGCTAAAACCACTACAACCTCCACCTTGCACAAACATACGTAATTTTAATTCGGGATTATTTTCTTCTGCAAGGATATCTTTAATCTTTTCAGCGGCTTGTTCGGTAATGGTGATCACGGCTTTTCCTTATTATATGATATTTATCAAAGCCATTTTATAACCTTAATGTAAATACAGTATGATTCTTGGAACTGAATTTAGAAAACATAGCTATATGCGTACCAGCAAGCGTGGAAAATCTCATGCTTACTATCGCAATAAAACTGTTATTATTTTTAGATGTGATTGTTGCAGTGGAGTGTTTAATCGAGATAAAGGGGATATGGATCCTAAAAGATTAAACAATAATTTCTACCACGTATGCGGTAATTGTGATGCTAAGAAGTTTGCTCAAGAAAAGGGCGTAGAAGCAAGACGTGTATGGGACATGCCTGTAAGCAGTCTTAAGACGCTAGACCAACTCTAGAACTAATTACGTTCCAGTTGATAATTTTCCACTGATTGCGTAAGTAGCCTTTCTTATCTGCTTGATAGTCTAAGGCCCATGCATGCTCCCACCAATCAACTAAGAGTACAATGTCTTGTTTGATTTCGTGATTCTTAATAGTCTTAATTTTACCATCACGTGCTAGATAGACCCAGCCACTACCCT